AGCACCCCGCCGGCTCGGCCGGATAGTCCAGCACGATCCCCGCTCCCTGGCGTTCCCGGCCCCGGTCCGGGCCACACATGCCCCGGTCATGCACCGGCATTACGGTGCGGTGCTGAACCAGGGCAACGTCGGTTCCTGCACCGGTAACGCCATGGCGCAGGCGCTCATGACGGCGCCGCTGCGCAAGGTGGGCCGGACGCTCAAGGAAGCGGACGCCGTTTCGATCTACTCGGACGCCACAAAGATCGACGGCTCCCCCGGCACGTACCCGCCGGATGACACCGGCTCGTCCGGCCTGGCCGTGGCGAAGGTCGCCAAGACCCGCGGCCTCATCGGCTCCTACACCCACGCATTCGGTGTGGACCACGCCATCGGCGCGCTGCAACTGTCCCCGTTCCTGTTCGGCACGAACTGGTATCAGGACATGTTCACCCCGGACGCCAACGGATTCGTGCACCCCGGCGGCGCTGTCGCCGGCGGCCACGAAATCCTCTGCATCGGCGACACCGGCGAGCACCTGGTCTTCCTCAACTCGTGGGGCGCCCGGTGGGGCGTCAAGGGCAAGTTCTACCTGTCCTACACGGACTTTGCGCAGCTTGTCGCCGAACAGGGCGACGTCGTAGTCCCCACGCCGTAACGGAGGTAAGCGCATGGCCGGATGGATCCCCGCGCCGGACGGCATTGAGGCGGCGATCGACAAGCTCGCCGCCGACGTCGCCGGCATGTACGCCAATGCGGAGTTCCGGCTCATCCAGGCCATCATGCTCGACCTGCAGGCCGGCATCAACCGGCCCGGCAGCATCGAGACGAGCGTGCGGCTCGGCCGGCTCCGGGCGGCCGCGCAGCAGATCGTCAACGAGCTCGAGACGGCCGCGCCCGACTTCCTGCAAAGGGTAGTGGACGCGGCCGCCCAGGGCGGGGCGCACGCGGCGCTGCAGCAGTTGGCCCAGCTTTCCGGCATCACCGACATCACGCAAAACGCGATATGGGCCACCGGAAACACGGCCGCGAACCTGTTGGTCGCCGATCTGACGTCACGGCTCGCGGACATGAACCTGCGGATCCTCCGGTATCCGGATGACGTGTACCGGGCGGCGGTGGCCAAGTACGGCACGGACCCGATTCTCGGCCTGTCCACCAGCCGCGGCGCGCAGCAAAAAATCTGGCAAGACCTGCTCAACCAGGGCGTCACCGGATTCACGGACGTCAGCGGCCGCCGGTGGAATCTGGCGACGTACACGGAAATGGCCACGCGCACGGCCACGCACCGGGCGTGGACGGACGGGCACCTTGCCCAACTGACCGGCAACGGCCAGGACCTTGTAAGCGTCGTCGTCGGTATCGAGGCGTGCCGGTCCTGCGCCCGGTTCGCTGGCAAAATCCTTTCCATCAACGGCCCGGCCGGCATGCGCGTCATTGAGCACGCGATCAACGATTACGAGTACGTGAACGTGGACGTTTACATGACGGTCGATCAGGCGCGGCAGGAGAAGGGCCACTTTCAGGGCCCGAACTGCCGGTGCCGGATGGTGGCCTACCTGCCTGGCCTGTCCATCCCCACGGATTCCTCATCGTATGACGAGCGGGCCAACACGGCGCGGGTGACTTTGCGTGACCTCGAGGTACAGGTCCGGAAAGCCAAGATGGAAATTGCCACGTCGTTTTCCCCCGCGGAGGCGCGGGCCGGCCAGCGGAAAGTGCTGGACCTGCAGGCGAAAATCCGCGAGCTCGTGGACGCGGAAGACCTGCAACGCAAGCGGTACCGGGAACAGATCAATCTCGGTTTCAAGAACATCCCGGCCTAGCGCCGGTTCCACCCCGCCCGGTCAGGTGCCGGCGGTCCCCACCCCACAACAGCCCAGGAGGCTACTGTGTCCATGCCCAAAATCACCAACGAAAGCGGCTACCCGCTCGGCGATCCCTCCCGCTCCATGCTGCGCTACATCGACAGCCCGGACGGCGGCCAGGGCGTCAACGGCGACGGCCCCAAGGTTGTCGCCGGCGAAGGGATGCAGGCGGACCCGCCCGCAGCCCCGCCCGCTGCCCCGCCAGCGGCCCAGGAGCCGCCCAAGGCTCCCGCTACCCCGCCGGCCCCCGCCGCGGCCGCTGGCGCCCCCGCGGAGCCGCCCGCTGCGGACACCCCGCCGTGGGGCAAGCCCGAAGATTTCGACCCGGACAAAGCCTGGAAGCTCATTCAGGGACTACGGGACGACAAGAAGACCAACGAGCAGCGCATTGCGGACGCGCGCTCGGAGGCCACCACGCAGGCGCAGAAGGACTTGGTTACGAAGTGGGCCAAGGAACTCGGCGTGATCGAGGACCCCAAGGACCCGGAGGCTCTGCTCGCGGCCGTCACGCAGGATCGTGACGGACTCAAGCAGCAGTACGACGGGACCGCGGCGGAAAATCGCGCCCTGAAAGTGGAAAACGCCGTGCACCGCGTCGCTAACCGGCTCAAAGCCAACATGGACGAAGTGCTCGACAGCAAGGAACTTGACGCCAAGTTCCAGAAGCTCGACCCCGCGGCGGATGACTTTGCTTCCCAGGTGGAAACCATCGTCGCCGAAGCGGTCCAGAAGAATCCGACCAGGTACGGGACGGCCCAGGTGGCTCCGGTAAGTGGTGGTGATTTCTCAAACGGTGGTAACGGCGGCGGACCCAAGCCCCCCGCCGACGACGAAAACGACATCGAGAAAGCGCGCGAGGCTGCCGTCAAGCGGCGCACCGGACGCTAACTCACCCTCACCAGCCATTTAGGAGAACATCATGGCAAATACCCTGCTCACCCCCTCGGTCCTGGCCACTCAGGCGCTTGCGACCCTCTACGAAACCACTCAGATGCTCCCGCTGGTTTACACGGACGTCTCGAGCTCCTTCACCACGGCCAAGGTGGGCGACACCGTGAACGTGCGGAAGCCGGCCGTGTTCACGGCCAACGTCTTCGACCGCGCGGTTGGCATCGTGCCGCAGGATGCGTCGGAAGGCTCCATCCCGGTCAAGCTGGACAAGATCGCGGATGTTTCCTTCACGGTCACCACGGAGGACCTGACCCTCAAGATTCAGGACTTCGCCACTCAGTTCCTGGATCCGGCCATGGAGGCCATCGCCCAGCACATCGACCGCGCCATTCTCGGCCTGCGCTCGGACATCACTCAGAAGGCCGGCATCACCCCCGCCGGATTCGAGTGGGACAAGCCGGAGGTCCTGATCGAAGCCGGCCGCCTGCTGGACATCAACAAGGTCCCCACCTCGGACCGGTTCGCCGTCACCGGCCCGACCACGGCCGCTCGCTGGCTGAACTCGGACCTCATCAAGCAGGCCAACCGCTCCGGCTCCACGGAGGCGCTGCGCCAGGGCTCGATCGGTAACGATCTGTTCGGCTTCAATGCGTTCAAGACGCAGAACGTCGGTCAGCCGTCCGCCGTGTCCGGCACCCCTTCCACGGAGCAGGGCCTCGCCTTCCACAAGACGGCGTTCTCCTTCGCGTCGGCCCCGCTCGAGGTCGCTCCCGGCTCCAACGCCTCGGTGGTGTCCTACAAGGGCATCAACATCCGGATCGCCTACCTGTACGACATCAAGTACAAGCAGACAGTGGTTTCTTTGGACACCCTCTACGGCGTCAAGACCCTTGACCCGAACCGCGCGGTGCTGCTGACCGGCCCGAACAACGCCTAACCAGCGTTGACCTGCAGTGCGGCGTCGGCCACCCGCCGGCGCCGCGCTGCGCACCCCCTGGCACGACTCACGGAAATGAGGAAGCAATGAGCAAGGTCTTCAAGAATCGAAACTCGGATGACGTCTTTGTCACCACGGACAAGTACGACATCGAGCGGCTGTCCAGCCTGGACAACTGGGATCTGCTGGAAGGCAAGGCGCGCGAGCGGGCGCTGGAAGCCAGCGGCCAGCCCGACATCCCCATGTCGGAAATCGGCGAGGTCAGCGAGCAGTACGACCAGCACGGCGCCGGCACGGACCACAACCCGGACGCGCTGAACGAGGACAAGCTCTCGCACGCGGCCGACTCGGAGAAGGCCGGCCAGGAAGCGAAGAAGCTGGACGAGCTCACGCTCCCGCAGCTGAAAGCTTTCGCCAAGGAAAACGAAATCGACCTCGGCGGCGCGAAGTCCAAGCAGGAAGTCCTTGACCTCCTGACGGACCACGACGCCCCGCTGCGCCCGGCCCAGGGCGCGGACCTGACCGAACAGCCCGAGCAGTAACAAGCCCCCACTGATTTGCCGGCGGGCGTCAACATGCGCGCGGGACTCTTGCAATACGGGACCGCATGAAGACGGTTCGGGGATTTCAGCCCCGCGGCCTTTCGTCCCTGTCATGAACCCGATCTGCGCCCGCCGGCACCCCCTCATCCCCCCTCGCATTAGGAGAAAATCACATGGCAAAGATCCAGGCCAAGAAGGCATTCGACGGTTTCGTCCTCGGCGTCGAGTTTGTGGACGGCCGCGCGGAGACTGAGGTTGCCCCGGCGATCGCATTCTTCGAGCAGTCCCCGGACTACACCGTCGGCGAGCCCAAGGCGGCCAAGCCGGCAGCCGCGGCAGATGGCAAGTAGCAACGACTACCTCGGCACGCCGGTCCAGTCCCGTCCCAAGTACGCCATGGCGACGGACTGGGCCGACTCCGATTACGCCGACGGGCCCGCTCCGGCGGACTGCCAGAAGCTCCTGAACCGGGCGTCTACCCACATCGCCGCACTGACCCGCAACGCGGTCTATGAGTGCGACGAGGAAGGCTACCCGGTTGAGCTCGGCATCCTGGAAGCTCTGCGTGACGCGACGATCGCGCAGGCGGCTTTCTGGCTCGAGACGGGCGACACCTCCGGCGCGGCTGCCGGCATGGGGCACCTGTCCATCGGTTCACTCGGCCTCGGCGGCGTCAAGAGCGCCGGCGACACTCCCCGTTCCAAGCAGATTTCGCGGCACGCACCGGAAGCCATCGAGATTCTTGACCTGGCCGGACTCCACGGCTCCGCAGTAGGAAGACGGTAAACCACCATGCGGATCCCCAAGCGGCTGCTGCCGCACACGATCATCGTTGAGCCCTACCTCGGCACCGGGGCGCGCGGCGAGAAGTATGGGCCAGCGGAGACGTGGGACCGCGTGTATGTGGAGGACACCAAGCGGACGCAGGTAGCGCCGGACGGCAAGGATGAAATGTCATCTACGACGGTCTGGTTGGACCCGGAGCGCGAGCTTCCGCCCATGTCCAGGGTGACCGTGTGGGTCGGCACGCACCGGGAACGCACGGCGCGCGTCATTTCCACGGCGTTCTACGACGCGCCCCGCGTGCCTTCCCACACCGAAGCGTTTCTCACCTGACCCGGAAGGACGGCTATGAGCATCAGCGTGAGCCTGAATCTGAGCATTGACGAAGCACTCAACGCCACGGCGCAGGGCATCGCCAACGGACTCAACACTGCGGCGGACCGGCTCGTCGCGCTCTCGGTGCCCTTGACGCCCATCGACCTCGGCGATTTGCGGCAGGGCACCATCCCGACCTACGCCATGCCCGGTGAACTGATGTCGAAGGTATCCAATGACCTGCCCTACGCGGCCCGCCAGCATGAGGAACTGCACTGGCGGCACCCGAAGGGCGGCCAGGCCAAGTACCTCGAGGCGCCGGCGATCAACAACGCGACGGAGCTTATGGGACTCGTCGGCGCTGCCATGCGAAGGAGCCTGCGCTCATGACGACGCTCGCGGCTCTGCCGAAGGGATTCACGACGCTGCTGCTCGAGGGCGTCGCCCGGATGCTCGATGACAACGGCATTGCCCGGTACATCCCGGAGGAAGACACCACGAGTGTTTACCTCCCGGATGACCGGGCGGTGACGCTCAAGAACGTCCTGGCCGCGCCAGCGCGCCTCATCACCCTGGGCACGTACACGCCCACGGATGACGAGGTGCTGGCCGTCGGCATGGTGCAGGTTCAGTTCAGGTTCCGGGCCCCCGGCACGGAGAACGACGACATGGCGGATGCCGTGTTTGATCTTTTCCACGGCGCCCGGTATCTCCCCCTGGTGGCCGGAAAGCCGGCGATCAGTTCGGTATCAAGAGTTTCCTCTATCCCGCTGGGTGAGGACACAAACGGGTGGGCGGAACGGTCCGATAACTACAAGATGTCTTTTTCGCGGCGCACTTCCAACCACCCGATCTAGCAGGTAAGCACACCAATCCAGGAGGAAACCAATGACCACTCCCACCATTCCGACACCCACCGCCGGCTCGGTAGCGAACAGCTACGAGCTCGTTTGGGACATCAACACCGGCACGGACATCGCCCCGGTGTGGCTGAACATCCCGGACATCACCGGCATTGCCCCCAACGGCGCACCCAAGATGACCGACACGGCCACCTACGCCAACCACGGCTCGCAGTCTGAGTCCAAGACCGGCGAGACGTTCACGGCAACGTTCGACGTCCTGGCCGTCCGCTCGGAAACCGGCGAGTTCCAGCCGGAGCTCCTGGCCCTGCTGGCACTGTCCGCACCGGAAACCCGCGGCGCCGGCGCTGTCGGCATCTTCCGGTACTACGACGAGAAGGGCGCCAGCTACGCCTACCAGTTCAGCGGCACCGTCTCCGACGGCCGCAAGAACACCGGCAACGCTGACCCCGGAATGTTCCAGTTCACCATCACTTCCAAGGGCGACCGGAAAACCATCGTCAACCCGAACAAGGCCGCCTAGCCAACCCTGGCCCGGCGGACACACTCTACGAAGGGAAACACCATGCAAGAAATCACGGCAAAGGAAGTCGGGCGGAACCTCGAAGTCGAAGCTTACGGCGAGACGTTCGTGGTTCCCCCGCTTCCGGCCGCAGAAGGCGCGGCGCTGCACATGGCCCTCATGGGCATCACGTTCGGAACGTTCGAGCAGATGAGCCTGGACGAACAGGTGAACTTGTTCAAGGCTGCCATGGGCGCGGAACTGTACGACCGGTGCCAGAACACTCTCCGGCTCCCCCAGGTGACGCCGGTGGCGCTGTGCGCGCTGTACTGGAACACCATCGGACTCGAGGGGGTGGAGGCTTTTTTGGAGGGCGGGCCGAGCAAAGTGGTGGAAACCATTTTGTTCCCGAACGGCCTACCCTCGCCGACATCGCCCGGTTTGGCACCGGCCGTTACGACGCCGACACCGGACGGTACGAGCGTTACGTCTACCCGCAGTGGTGGAAAGACGAAGTAAAGCGGCGCGGCGCCGCCGCCCGCGGGGAGAAACCCCCGCAGGCGGCGCCGCAATTCGATTGGGCGGACCTGTTCGCGCACTGGAACCTCATCGAATTGGACCTGCAAGACATCGGCATCGACGTCGAGGATGACACGCTGCTCGCGGCCCGGTCCTGGCACTGGCTCCGCAAGCGGATCCTCGGCCTCATGCAGAAACCGTCCCGGCTGCGATCGGTCATGATTCCGGACAAGTAAATAGAGACGAGGCACGAATGTCATTCAATGTAGCGGACCTGGTGGCTACCCTCCGGGTGGACAAAGCATCGTTTGACAGGGATGTCATCGGCGCCGGCGCGCGGGTCAGTGAGCTCGGCAAGCAGTCCGAGTCCACCGGCGCGCAGATGGCCGGCGCCCTGAGCGGCGGCGCCAAGGCTGCCGCGGTGGCCACGGTCGCCCTGGGTGTGGCCAGCGTGAACGTGCTCAAGAATCTCTTGCAGACCGGCATCGCCTACAACACCCTGCAGCAGACCTCCCGCGCGGCGCTCAAGACCCTCATGGGCGGCGCGCAAGAGGCGAACAAGCAGATGGACAAGCTGGATGTCTTCGCCAAGACCTCGCCGTTCTCCAAATCGGTGTTCATCACGGCGCAGCAGCAGCTAATCGGTTTCGGCGTCTCGGCGCAGAAGGTCATCCCGTACCTGAACGCCGTGCAGGACGCTACGGCGGCCGTCGGCGGTTCCAACCAGGACATTTCCGACATTTCCACCATCCTCGCGCAGATCGCCGGCGCCGGTAAGATCACCGGCCAGGACCTCCTGCAGTTGGGCCAGCGCGGCATCAACGCCGCGGACCTCATCGGCAAGTCCCTTGGCAAGACGGGCCCGGAAATCAAGGCGTCCATCACCAAGGGCACCCTGGACTCCACGGTCGCCCTTGACGCTCTGGTGAAGGGCATGGAAGTCCGGTTCGGTGGCGCAGCGGCCAACGTGAAGCAGACCATGACCGGTGCTGCGGACCGTGTGAAGTCGGCAACCCGCGACATCGGCGCGGCCCTGGCAGAGCCTTTCGTTGCCCACAATGGCGGCGGCCGGCTCGTCCAGTGGACGAATGACTGGGCGGACGCGCTGCGGGCCATCGAGGGCAAAACCGGTCCGGTGGTGAGCCTGCTCATGACCCGGTTCTCGCCGGCCGTGGCCTCCGTGTCAACCCACATCCAGGACTTCAAG